TTTGTAACATAATAACTCCAACTGTAATTAGGCTGAATAATACTGCATGTGTAAACGCAGTAAATGGTAATTCAGCACCATACACTGAATAGAAATAAACATTCATTCCAGCCATTGCACCTACATACATTATTGTCATTATTAGTCTCGTATCTTTATCTATTGCCGCCATTCTATATCCCTCAATTAAATTCTACAGTGAATTGTGTAGTAGTTCCAGTTCCATGTGTTACATCTGCATATAAACCTACTTTGAATATAACACCATGTAAATCTGCTTCTGCATATCTATAATCCCCAGACGCTCCTTTTTCAACTGCTAATACTCCTATACAATTAGAAGCCGCCGCATCACTAGAAGAAGCAACATCATAAAGATGAACTACTGCACTAACAGCACCTAAAGCAACACCATGAATGCTGATTACTTTACCTTGTCCTGTTGTTATTTGTTTATCTGCTGTGAAAGCGCCACTACTTCTACATCCACCTATTCCAGTCATTTTGACTCCTCGTTAAAGGGTGCTAACTACTCAAAGGGTATAAAATTACTCATCAGAACTTTCTTCTTCTGATGGTTCTTCTACCTTCTTTTCTTCAACAACTTTAGGTTTTGTTAAAGTGTTTTTAACTTTAGATGCTACTGATTTTTTAGGAAGAACTCTAGCCTTAACGTCTTTTGCGTCAACTTTTAATTTTTTAGCAATGTTTTCTAAGACTCCTTCACTCATATCTTTAAAATCTGATTCACTAAATTCTACTTTAATATTATCAGAATCCATATACATCATACCGTTATGAGCAGATATTTCGGTTTCAACTCCTACCACTAAAAGAACCCCTTGTAGGGTAGTAAAGTTTCCACCTACTTGTGTTGTTGGTGTCAATAATGTTGCTTTCGCCAAAGGTATCACCTTAAAGTAATCCGTATGCTCTTACTCTGATTTCACCAATGTTATCTGTATTAGATGCCGCTGGTGCAACTATTTGAACTTGGTTTTGAGCAGAAGCCGAATATTTACCACCATTAGCCGCACCAGAGATTATTTCTGGAGCAATCATAGATACTGCATATCCACCACTAATGGTGTCTATGGATATTCCACTTACAACTACACAGTTAAGAACACTTAAACCGAAACTACTTGCTTCTATTATTTCTCCGTTAGCAGTATAAGATGTAATATCTATTACTGCATCCACAAAGTATTCATCTCCTGAAACTCTAGGAGCAGTTGCGCCCTTATGGTCTGCTAAGATTGTTACTGTATGTGCCAATTAAATCACCTCAGTATAAGTTGGTAATTTTTCCTTGTCCTCTAAAGAAGGTGCAACCAGTTTCACCCATTGTTCTGTAAAGTCCTCTGTTTCCAAGCACACCAACACCGAATGGGTTTCCATGACTGATACCATCTTCGAAGTATTGTGTTGGTTTCATTGTAGCAAACCATAGATGGTCAGTATCTAGGAATAGCATGTCAGACAATTTAGTTCCTGTATATCCACCAGTTGTAGGCATATCTTTACAAGGAATTAGTGGGATGTCATAGTATGTTGCAACTCTGAATCCAACTTCTGCACCTTTTACACCTTTTACACCGTTATGAGTTGGTATAACTTCTTTAGCATCCATAAATCTTTCTTGACTTTGTAACAAGTCAGAGATTGCTTGAATTGTATCATATCCTGTTAGAATAACTTTTGGAGTTCCACCGTTCAATCGTAGGTTTTGGATAACATCATTTAGTATGCTTAATGTTAAAACTCTACCTGCTGTTGCATAACTTCCACCAAAGTTAACTACTGAATCTAAGTAAGAAGCAGAACCTCTTGTTGTTCCGTAAAGTGTTTTAACATCTTCTCCAAGAGCCGCATATGTATTAGCAGATGAAGTAGCACTTATAGCAGAGATATTAGCAATACCAGTTGTATCTGCTAATTCCGCATGGGAACTTACAATCTTCATTAATGATGTATAGTTTTCTCTGATTCTTCCAGAAGAAACTGCATTATCAAAAGCATCGTAATGCTCAAGAGGCATAACTAACATCTTAGATTGTGATTCTGCATGGTGTTTACCCATATCTTCACGAATAAGTTTTCTAATATCTCCAACACCGTCATCAATCTTAGCCATTTCTGCCGCTAATTCACTGTAATCAAACATGTGAGCAACAATTTTTGGATTCATGTATAGAGTTGCATACTCAGGAGCCAATGCTTTAAGTTGTGTGCTGTCTAATGCTTCATTTTCTCCAACACCACCAATTAAGTCAGCATCAGGAGAAGCATTACCTTGAGCATTACCAGTTGTTGTGTTAACTGAGAATGCCGCCGCACTACCACCTTGAGGTCTTGCTGTCATTACTCTCCATCCACTTGATGTGTATGGTCTTTTAGGTAGAACTGATAATGGATTAATTTCTTGGTTAATCATTGACCAAACTTTTTGCCCATATACCATATTGTAAAGTGCGGAAAGGTTTGATGCACCAGTTCCGTTTAAGGTTAATGCTGTATCACTAGAACCAGTAAAACTTTGTGTTCCTCCAGTGTGTATTGAACCAACTATTCCAGCAGACTTCAATAAACTGTTTCCGCCGCCACCATATGTAGCCGCTTCTAAATCTTTCATTGTGTTTATGTATTTTGTCATTTTATTCACTTCCTTTAAATTTGGCCCTCAAGCCTTTCAACTAGAGCATTTATATCGCTCCAATCCATTTTAGCAATTACATCGCCTGATGGAATATCTAATTCTGCTACTGCTTCTTCATGTTTACGAATTACAGTTTCCTTTTCTTCTGTTAATGATTTTAAAAGAGAACTAAATTGTTCTTTTAATTCTGCTACTTCTGCTTGAGCATCATAATTTGATTTTTCAATTTCGTTTGCTTTAGCAACCATTTCTGAATCAAATCTTGCTTGGAATTGGTTTTTAACTGCATCATAAGCCGCTTTTTCAAGTTGTTCTGCTTTAAATTCTGCATAAGCCTTTTCTAAGTTTTCAGGGGATAAATCTAATGTAGATTGGTCTTCAAATTTAGCCATGTAGTTTCCGCCTAATTGTGGATGAGGTTTGTTTACATCATCTTCTCCAGCATTACCTGCTTCAACCCATCCTGTTGCTAAATCAGGTTTACCCTTTAATTCAGCATCATCAGTTGTTTCTTCCATTTCTTCCTGTTTCGCTTCAAGGTCAGGTTCTTCCATTGAATCTTGCGCTTCAATAGGTTCATCATCTTCTGTGTCCATATATTCTTCTTTTTCTAGGTTTGACATTTCTGTTCCTCCTTCGGATAAAGCAACGTTTTTCATCATCTTCTTTATATGCTTTTCTGTAATTTCTAAGTTTTCGGGGGAAATCTCATCATTTGAGTCTTCTCCGTTTATCCTTTCTAAAGTTTTATTTAATTCACCCAATGCTTTTTCTAAATCATTAATTTGATTCTCTTTATCCATTTTAAGAATATCAAACTTTGCTTCGGGGTTAATTCCCTTTTCACAAATGGTAACTTCATGTAATTCCAATTTAGAAATTTCATTATAATCTCCATATTCTCTATGTTTCTTTTTTCTTTTTTCTAGTGCTTGTCCACCTATACTAAAAGAACGTAAACTTCCATTTCTTATTTCACGACCAACTTCTTTAGCCTTTTCAATGTCTTCTCTCATTTTTATAACTACAAAGAAACCCACATCATCTACTTGTGTTTTCCAAAGTTTTCCAGATTTATCCCTATAATTAGGAATAACCTCTCCAACTTGCACATTAGAATGATTAGTCATTACATTTCTAAATTTAGTAATTTTCATATATTTACTAACGGCTTCATTTAAAGCCTCTAAAGTAATTAAATCGTTTTGCTTATCTACCATTTCAATAGAAGCATATCCACCTATTACTAAATCATCAGATTTTAAAATATTAAACGAATCATGTCTAATAGGATTAACTGTTTTAAATATAGCAGTTGCACTCATGTTTATTGCTTTTCAGAACGAACTATATTAATTATTTCCTAATTCTGAATATTTGTCTTCCCTTATATCCCATTTACCTTTATCTGTTTCAGGGTCAACGGGTTTAGTTTCAACCCCAGTCCAAGCCAACCATTTACTTTCCCCCTTAACTGGGATAACTCTCACATGAAATTTAGTTTCAAATTTATTTCCTTCTAAGAAGTATTCATGGTAGCCATCTCTTTGAACCCCTAACTTTACTTTACCAGAATCAATAAGTTTTCCTTTTCTGAATTTATTTTCTACTTGTGCGGGAAACTTTCCAGATTTACCAAATAGAGCAAAAATATCATCTTCTTCCTCTATATCTATTCCCCAACCAATAAGTTCTTCATCCAATTTAAACATAATAGATAAATTACCATCTTCTTTATGGTATATTTTAAACTCCCCCTTTCTATACTCCTTTGGGGTCTGATATTTTTCTATCATATCATATTCAGGATAAAATTTATCTTCACCCCTATCATATCCTATATCTTCTAATTGTTTTAGCCAATCTTTTAATTTCTTAGATTTACTTTCAAATAAATTATTAAAGTCTTTCATATGTTCCTTTCTAACAAATTCTTCTATTTCTGAATAAGAAACCCCATCTTTCTTTTCCATTAAGAAATTTTTAATTGCTACTCTAAATTTTGCTTTTTGAGTTTTTAGCATATCTTCCATTTGTTCTTTCCAAATATCAATATCTAATGTAGCATTCTTAGCCATTAAATTATTTTCTTCAAAACCATAAAAAGTAAAACCTTCCAAATCTGATTTAAGAAGAAGGGTCGCTTCTCCATGAATACTATCTGTGATTGAATATCCTTTTTCTAATGCTTCAATATTATAATTAAGAGATTTCTTAGTATCTTTTGCTAAAAATTCTAATGTAATTAATTTTTCTGGAAGTTCAACTTCAGGAACTTCTATAACTTTAGCAGAAATTATTTTATATCCATCTTTATCTTTTTTAACTTCATTAATTTTAACCCTTACAATATCTCCAATATCAACATTAACTTCAGACGGAGAAGTTTTACCAACTTCAAGATATTCTCTGTCGTTTATCGTTTTAATATTTTTAAAATCATCTTTATCCGTTAAAGGACCAGCACCTAAACTATAAACAGATTTACTTCCTTTAGCAGTTTTCTTTAATACAATTAAATCTAAATCAACAAACTTTTTCCACTTAACCCATTTAGGATTTTTCTTTGTTCCTATAAAATAAGTAGAAGTTACATCTTTTATTACTACTCCTTCTGCTGTAGGAATTTCCATAATTTCTTCTGCGTATTCTTTAACTTCTTTTATTGAATCAGCATAACGAGTATCTTTCTTAGAAGGGAATGCTAACATTTCATCTGAATGAGTCGAATAATTATTAAATAAAATAGTTAATCTTTCTTGTAATTCTGAATCATGCATTTCTTTATTTTCATGGCGCATAATATCAAATACATGCGCTCTTAAAATAAGTTCTTCCTTTTTATCCCCTTTAATATATTCAATAACCTTTGCTCTAGGTAAAGGTTCTTTTTTGTTAAATAACATTAGTTCAGCATCAAGAACACAATCACCAAAATGTTTTGCTTTCATTATTTTAACCTGTTCAGAACATTTACTAGTTATATCATCTCCTTCAAAAGAATATATTTTAACTTGATTATCTATCTTATGAATTTGTATTCTCATACCATCATACTTTTCTTGAACTACCCACTTTCCAGTAAAACCTTGTAACTCTTTTAAATCATCAACTTCAAAGATACGATACATTGGTTTGTTAGGCACTAAAAAGTGAGTTTCTGCTTTTTCTGCTTTCTTTAAACTTACTAAATTATCCCAAGTAGTTTTACTATGATGAGAAGTGTAAATTTTTTCTAATAACTTTTTAGCGCCTTTATATTTTCCTTCTATACGTTTAGTATCTTTTCCATCCCCATAATGTTCTACAATAAAATCAATTATATCTTTCTCTTGAAGATTTAAACCCTTAAACCCACTAGTAAGTATATCAGGTTCTAAATCGTTTTCTTCCCACGCTTCTGCACTAAGTTCTTTATCATGTATTCTCATAGCCCAATGAATAAATTTAGCAAATAACCCTTCATCTTTCATTAATTCTTCTAATACTTCATTTTTAAATTCTCTAGCAAAGGGGTCTTTAACTAATTCAGAAGAATATCTTAATTCCTTTATTTGTTCATATATTTTTCTAGCAGTATCACTTTCAATATTCTCTGCTTCATCTGAAAATAATTCCTTTTCATCTATAACCTTCTTAATTGCTTGTGCGAAATCATCTATATCATCCCATTGTTTTCTAAGGGTTTTAATCTCTCCTACCCATTTTTTACCATAGGTTTTCTTATCCGATAAAGCAGATAAGTATGACATTCTCATTTTTTCAAAAAATTGAATTACCCTTATAGTTAAGGGGTCTTTATCTTTTTGAAGTAAGAGAGGCACACAAAATCACCTAAGTATATTTTCGCCAGTTCTTTATGTTACCATCTTTTTTTGCTCTTGTTGCCGCCATTCCTACTATAATTGGTCCTAACTCATCTAATTGATTTAAATTGAAACTATCATCGGCTTCTGCTAATTCGTCTAAAATTGAATCAAAAGCAGTTAAGAGATTTGCATATATCCGAGGGCTAAGAGCCAAACCTTCTGAAGTGGGATATTTTTTACCTGAATGCTTTTCCTTATATTCTTTTGTTCTGCGTTCTTTTGCTTCTTCAGGGG